AAACAATGTACAACTTGCTTAAAAACCTTACCTTACGAAAGATTCAGTAAGAATTCTGCAGCTAAAGACGGTAAACAATTCTCTTGCAAAGATTGTAATAAAAAAACAAATCGTAAATTCAGAACCGAAATCAATCCACATCATCATGCTCAATGGCAAAGAAAGAACCCTAATAGGATTTCAGAATTAGTATCAAAGTATAGAAAAGCAGATAAGGGTGGATGTGTTTATTACATCACAAACCCTGAAGGACTTTTCTACGTTGGGATGACACAAATGTATCCACAGGTACGTTTCCTAGAACATAAGAACAGATTCAGAAAAGTATTAAGAGGACAGAAGAGTGTCAAACAACCTATATTAGATGATTCATTTAGAAAGTGGGGATTAGAAGGACATAGGATGGGTGTGATATTACAATTCGACAGTATTGATAGAAAAAGGTTAAGAGAATATGAAAAGATTTGTATTCAGGAGTTTATGAGCATGGGTATATCATTAAATCAAAAAATATAAAATGGATAAGAAAGAAAAAAAGTATGCACTAATACAGATTCCAATTGAAGTGCATGAATTACTTAAAACCTATTGTGATAAGCATGGGTTTAAGATTGGAAAGTTTACAGCAAATCTTATTAGAAAAGCAATTAAGAATGAAAACCGTAATTAAAAAGATAGGATGCTTCATCAGATTAGGAAGCATATTAGAACACATTATTGGATTAGTAACATTAGGACATGGTAAAACTGCAGCAAGTTGGGTAGCAAGAAAGCTAGGATATTCCAATTGTGGTTGCGATAGAAGAAGAGTAACTATGAATCAATGGACGTGTCCTGATTATTCAGAAACAATTAGTATATTATGATAAGTTATTCGGTTATTGTGCCTACTATATGGGCATCAAAGTATACAACTCCTTTATTAGAAAGATTATCTAAAACGGAAAGTGTTGAAGAAATACTTTTAATTGATAATACAGATTACATATTATATCCGAATATGGGTTGGGATTTTCCTAAAGTACAATTGATAAAGGAAATGAGAAACACTTATGTAAACCCTGCATGGAACAAAGGTGTTCAATTAGCAAAGTGCGATAGGATTGTAATTTGTAACGATGATATACTATTTGATACAAATGAATATTTTTCTTTATTACCACAAATGGATTTCCTTTTAGATTTTGGATTTGTAGGTTCTCATTCACTCAATTATACTTTAGAAGAAAGCAAACAACCTGAAGTACAACCATATGATAATCGTACAAACACAGGCGGCTGGGGTTGTCTATTCGCATTTAATAAAAAGAATTGGATTCCGATACCTGAACAATTAAAAATATGGTATGGAGATAATTGGATTCATGGAACAAATCCTAATATCTTTCAGTTAGTAGGTATGAAGATAGAAACGGAAATGAGTACATCATCGGACAGAATGGATGTTAGAGATGTAAGAGATAACGATACAAAAGAATGGTTAAAATTAATAAATCAAAAATAAACAATTATGACATTAAATGAATTATTTGGAACAATTAGTCCACAAACAGACAAAGGAACTACACACGATTACATAGCAGCATATTATGATAAAGAGTTTACTCCAATCAGAGATAAAGAAATTAGATTATTAGAGATTGGTACAGGTGAAGGATGGAGTATTGACCTTTGGAGTAAATGGTTTACAAAAGCCGAAATCATTGGATTAGATGATAAGAATGGAACTTGGCAATGGGCAAAGTTAAATCATCCGGATTGGTTGTTAGAAGATAACCGTGTTAAAGTAAGAATTTGTGATGGTTATTCCGATGCTACACTTTCTGAATATGAAGATGATAGTTTCGACTATATTATTGATGATGGACCTCATACGGTAGAATCACAATTGGTAGCAATTGATAAATGGTTAGCAAAAGTAAAACCAGGCGGTAAGTTAATCATTGAAGATATACAATCACAATCGGACTTGAATAGATTAATAGATGCAGCAGTATCAACAGGCTATGACCATAAAGTATTTGATATGGTAAACAACAAAGGAAGATATGATGATATTATAATCGAAATAACTAAAAAATAAATAAAATGGAAAACACAAAGATTACATTACAGCAAGAAGTATTAGAAGTAGATAAGAATGCACTCTACTTAATTGATTGGGAAAAAGTAAAAACACCAAATGATTTAATGTTAATAGTTGCATCACTGGGTATCTCTTTCTCACCACATCACCCAGCATGGGACATGATTAAAGGATTTATAGATTATTCAAACCCTGTTAATCCTAACCCACAACCACAAAAGCAAGAATTAAAAATGCCTAAACTTAAAACACTTTAATATGTTTTCGCCGGAAGAATATAAAGAATTAAAAGAAGTATTGGAAAGCATTACAACACATATAGCAGAAAACAGAATGGGATATATTTGGAGTAATTACAATAAGATAACAAATGGAGCGGCAGGACCTCAACCCTGTGCATGTGCATCCGCAGCAAAGTATTGGAGACAAGCAGTAGATGAATTAAGAGCCTATGTTAAATCAAATGGATAGTGGAAGTCTTTGCATAGAATGTGAAAAAAGACTTACAAATCTTTATACAGAATCACATAAATGGTTAATCAAACATTCTGTTAAACTTACAAAGAATAGAGAAGAAGCAGAAGATTTAGTACAAGAATTGTATGAGTATCTACATCTAAAATGCAATCCTAAAATCTTTTGGGGAACTGCATATCATATGTTTTATTGTTATCGTTTCCTAGAAAGCAGATGGATAAATAAAGTAAAGAAGTTAAACCGAACACATTATCTGCCGGAAATACATAGTGAAGAAGTATATGAAGAATATAATGAACTATGGGATAAAGATGTACAAAGAGCACATGAAGAAGTACTTGGAGAATTAAAAAGATTAAGTGGGACAAGAATGTGGGCACCAGCTAGAATATTCGAATTGTATTGGATGAGTGATGATACACTTGAAGAAGTAGCAAAGAAAATAGGAATAAGTAAATCAACAGTTTATTTATCAGTAAGGAAAATAAGAAGATACTTAAAAGAAGTTATACAAAAACCAGATGAGAAAACTACAAACGGAAACTAGAGAATGCTTGGAATGCAGAGAAGAATACCAATGGAATCAAAGAAACATATATTGTCTTTGCCCCAACTGCAGAAAAAGACATTACAGAAAATCACAAAAGTTAAGTGAAGGGGAATATAAAAAACCTTATCCACTAAACGAAAACGAAAAGCGGGTAAGATACCGAAGAATACAAAAGGAATTAGATGCTGCAGAAACCCGAGAACAAAGGAGAGAGATATACGGAAGAGAGTTAGAGTTTATGATGGAAAGTGGTATATGGTTATGGTGTACGGATTTAAGATTTTCAAATCAAATAATAGATAGAGGAAGTGGTAAGAGAGGAAGAAAACCGTTAGATAGAACGGCATATCCAAATACAAAAGATTGGTATGAATGATATGAACTTACATTACGGATTGGTACACTTCACTTTTCCATGGCGTTGGATAAGAGATAAACAAATCGTATTGCAAGGAGATAAGTATAGAGGCACTCTCCTAATTTTTGACAAGGATGATAATTTAATAAAAATGTATGGATATGAATTGGTATCAGAAGAATAAGGAAGAAATCGTTTTATTGGGGGTATATCTCTTCAGCATTTGCTTATTAATACTTTGGGCAATGTATGTAGGGGTTTAATACAAAATCGAACCATATGGTTTTTAATATAGTTAAATACAATTGAATACAATGCCATTCGTAAAAGGTGATAGTAGAATAAATAAAGCTGGAAGACCTGTTGGAGCAGTTAATAGAAGTACAGAGCAAATGAAATTAACACTTGCACGTGCTGTGAATAATACGCTGGACACTCTGTCAAATGATTTAGCAGAAATAAAAAAGAAAGACCCGGAGAAAGCAATTGAACTGGCTCTAAAACTAATGGAGTATACACTTCCTAAATTGAGCAGAACTGAAATGAAAGCAGAAATAGAACAGAAGATACAACAAATATCAGTTCAAATAACACAATCAAAAGATGCCATCAAAGATTGATATACAAACAACAATAACATACGGGCACATAGAGAATGCTAAAAGCAGGGTTACACAACATATTGGAGGTACGAGAAGTGGTAAAACATATGCAATCCTACAATGGTTATTAGTGCAAATGATTTCGAATGATGGACTAAATGTGACAGTTGTAAGAAAAACAATACCATCACTCAAACGTACTGTCATAAAGGATTTCGTTGATATATTAAAAAGCTTGGAGATTTGGAATGAAAACGATTACAATGGTACGGATAGGATATGGACTTATTATAATTCTAACATTCAGTTTATTTCTACTGATGATGCAGAGAAGCTCAGAGGTATCAAATCGGACATCCTCTTTATTGATGAAGCATCCGAGATAGATGAAGAAAGTTATTTTCAGTTAAGCATTAGAACTACAGGCAGAATCATATTAGCATACAACCCAACTGTATCGCCATACCATTGGTTAAGGCAAATGCAAGATTGTGAAAGATACATTACAACATATAAGGATAATACATTCTTACCAAAGGAAATGGTGGCAGCAATTGAAGAATTAGAAACAAAGAATCCAAAGTATTGGTTGATATATGGTAAGGGAGAGTTTGCTCCTAATGATAAAGCAATATTCCGATTTACCATTTGTGATGCTTTCGATGCGGATTTCGTTGGATTTGGAATAGACTTTGGATTTAGTCAAGACCCTACAGCATTGGTAGCAGTGTATAAGAGTGGCAACAGAATATATTTAGAAGAATTAATTTATGAGAAGGGAATGGTTACAAAGGATATAGTAGACCGTTTGCATAAATTGGATATAACAAAGAGTGAAGAGATATGGGCAGATTCTGCTGAACCACGTCTCATTGAGGAAATATATCGTAGTGGGTTTAATATAAAGCCAGTAGTAAAAGGAAAAGATAGTATTAAGTTTGGAATAGGTGTAATGCAAAACCATGACATCTTTATACATTCCAAATCACAAAATCTAATAAACGAAATGTATTCTTATCAATATGCGCAGGACAAATACGGATATGTAACGGATGTACCCGAAGGAGGATTAGACCACTTAATAGATGCTGCCCGTTATTGTTGTATGATGAAGTTATCACAGCAAGCACAGAATAAAGGTAAGTATGCAATCACAATAGGAAATATAAAATACTGATATGCAGACATGGAATGAAAATGAGATTAAAGAACTTATATTATACGCAAAAGAATTGCAAGAACAGAATGAAACACTTCGTGCACAAATGATTGCAATGAATGCTAAATTGGAAAACGAAGAAAGAAAAAATACTAGATTAACAAATATGCTTAAAACACTTATGTATGGAAATAACGCTTAAAATACCTACTGATTATTCTTCAGTAACTTTAAAGAAATGGTTAGCACTGATGGATGATATTAAAAACTATGAAGGAGATGAGGAAGCAATTACTACACTAACTCTACATCACTTATGCGATTTAGACCCACAATGGATAAAGGGTTTGAGTTTAGAGGATATGAATATGTTAAGAGGGGAATTAAGCAGTTTCATATCAAATACAGAATTACCATTTCAAAGATTCATAACGATTGACGGTGTAGAATATGGATTTGAACCTAACCTATCACAAATGCCATATGGTGCTTACCTTGATATTACACAATGGGACACGATTACAATAGATACGAATTGGGCAAAGATAATGTCCATACTATACAGACCTGTAACAAAGAAGAAGGGTGAATTATATCAAATACAGGGCTATGATGGTAAGATGCATCCAGATAAATTTCTAAATGTAGGAATGGATGTACACTTTGGAGCACTTTTTTTTTTCACCAATTTATCAATGGACTTGCTGAACGCTACCCTGAACTCTTTGAAGGTAGAGGAATTAGCTCCGAACATCAAGTCAATTTTGGCAAGAAGTGGAAAGGATATGCATCGCTTGTCCAATTGGCAGCCGGAGATATTACAAAGTTTGAAACTATTACAGCCCAACCGCTAGAGAAATGTTTACTCTTACTTGCATACATTGGAGATAAGAATGAGTTGGAAACCCTTTTACATAAGGAAGCAATGAAGAAGATGAGAGTATAACTATATTTCGGTTTCTCATTGTTTTTATTGTATAAAAGAATTACCGAATGGGAAAATGGTCAAATAGCAGAAACGGAAACCTTCGTTATTCTGTAAACCGAGAAAATAATTCAGGCTATTATATAGGACCTACCAAAGGTCTTTCATCGCCGAAGAATAGCAGAAGAGGATGTCTTTGTTTAGATAGAGATACTTATGATGTTGCGTGTTGTCAGGGGTTTTTACAAAATCAGGGTATTGGACAGATTGAATCAGCAACAAGAACTAAAGGTGGTGCATTCTCTAATGGTTTCTCTGACGGATTCGACATTATATTAGGATAAAAATAAATCAAAGATATGGCTCAATTATCTAAAAGCGCATTAACTTCGGAAAATAATAATAGTTTTCCTAATAATAATACAGGCTACATTACACCTGAATTATTAAGAAACTTTAATCAGGATATGATTGACTCAACTGTCAATCAAACCCAATATTCAGCAGACTCTGCTTCATTCGATTCTAGAATAAATGCATTAGACCCAACAGGCTCTGCGGCATCTATATTAGCATTAAACCAATTTACAGCATCACAAGAAACAAAGAATACAACACTTGGGGCTGTAACAGCATCACTTCAACAACAATTAACAAACATTGGTTCTCAAAGTGGTAGTTGGATTACAGAGAGTGAGAGTGGTAGTTTCCTAATTACAGCATCTTTTGATAATGGTACTAGAAACTTAACATTCACAAAAGGTGATGCTACTACATTTGCTGTAAATATCCCTGATGTTTCGGGCAGTACAGGTAATTTTGTGAGTACGGCTTCATTCAATTCATATACTGCTTCTACGGATTCATCTATATCACAATTGAATGCAAGTTCAGCATCTCAACAGATTAGTATCAATGCATTAAATGCGGCAACCGCATCTTATGTGACTGAAGCGGAAAGTGGCAGTTTCCTAATTACAGCATCCGTATCTCTTAATACAATTACATTCAGTAAGGGTGATGGAAGTACATTTAATCTGACTGTTGATACAGGCTCAGGTGGCGGTGGAGGAAGTGTACCTGCAGGAACAATATCAGGTAGTGCACAAATAACCGGATTAGGATTTGTTTCATCATCTGTTACCGCATCTTCATTGGTAACTGCATCAGCATCAGGCAATACAATTACATTTACTAAAGGTGATGCATCTACATTTAATGTGACTGTTAGTGGTGGTAGTGGAGTAACATTTGAAAAACCATCTATTGAAACTATTTCAGGTAGTGTATT